TGTCAAGTAAAATTTTACTAACATCTTCAGTATTACATTTTTTTATTGTATGTTTTAAAAATAAATCAGTATTTATTTTTTGTGGTATTCCTAAATAAACAGTATCATTTTTTATTTTGTTATTTGTAAAATAATTTACAGCTCCTAAACTAATACCAAAATCTCCATTAAAAGGATCGCAAAAAACTTTATTGTACTTTTGTAAAAGCTTTGAATTATATAAAATATTTTGTGCACACCCACCGGTAAATAATATTTCTTTCTCTATATTAAATGAATCTAATATACCATCCATATCGCTTTCAAATTGTTTTTGTATTTTATTTGGTCTCTCATCATATAGACTCCAGGCCATTGTCTTTCCACATGCATGAGAGCTTTCAAAATTATTTTCGGTAAATTCTGCATAATTATCTCCAATAGTAGGAGCATCTTTTTTTGTAAAAGTTTTAACATGTTCTAGTTTATTATTATACTTATAAAAACTTTCTCTTTCAAAATCATCTTCTATTTCTTTACCTCTAGAGTCTGTAACTAAAATATTTTTTATATTTGTTTTCCAAGTTAAAGAACAATAGGCATGGAATAAATGATGATGTTCTTTACCATAAAATATAATTTTTCTTTTTTCTATGTTTGGTAAAGCTTGTAAAAAATCTCTCCACAAAAGTGCTGAATTATTTTCGTTTAAAAAAGTAATTATTATAATATCTATGTTAATTTTTTTTAAAACAGATATAATTTCATAAGTTGGAAAAGTGTTGTATTTAAATCTATTATATCTATCTAATTGTGTATGAAAAATTATTTTATTATTTTGAATGTAAGTTGCACATCCCTCATGAGAAAGATGAAGTGAAAGAATATCCATTAATAAGTTTTATATTAACCTTTACCCTGGCCTTTGTATCTTCGAGTACGCTTTTGTCTTTTCTCACTTTTGTTTAAACTTTTTTTATGTTTACGAGGACCTCTTTTTCTAGGTTGATCTCTCTCAACAAAATCTTTAAATTTCCTAGCCATTTTCCTGTGATCTGTCTAATAAAGCATAGCTTATTATACCTTGTATTTCGTTTGCAGTGCCTGCGGTCATTTTTAAAATATCACTAGCTTCTAAAACTAATGTTTGATTTATTACATCTTTAGTTGCTGCTCCTGCTAATGCTTCATTTAATATTCTAAAAGTAGCCGTGCCTGAAGTATCTGTTACTTGAACATTTAAATTCACTGCACTTCCTGATCCGTTATTAACTTGAATTTGTTTTATTAAAATGGTTGCATCTGTGGGAGCTGTAAAGACACTAGTCGTATCAGTAGTAGTTAAATTTATGCCTTGGTTTTTGTATCTAATTGTCATGATAAAAAGTAAGTAAAAGTATCTTGTTCATTTTTTAATTCTTGTTGATAAGAAGTGTTTAACTTATCTTGCATCGTTCGTAAAGACTGAGTCATTTGTCTTTGGTTTTCTTCTGTATAAACAGGTGCGGGTTCTGGAATTATGATATCTACTCTTGCCATTATCTCATTCCGTCTTGTTGTATGTCAGCTCTAAAAGTACCATATCTCCAATTTTGATCAGTAGAGGTATTTGCTATTTTAAGACTTGCTGCTCTAGCTCTAGCTCTTGTGTCTACTTTATCTGTTGTGCTTGTGACCGTAAAGGGTCCTAAAGGAGATGAAGAAGAAGCGTTAGTAGAATAATTTCTTAAATTTAAAGTTACTTGGCAGTCACCTGTTAGTAATTTAAAATCTGGAATAAACCTTCTCATGCTCATAAGAAACTCACCATCACCTAAATTAAAATCACCTGATTCTATAAAAGCGGGTATAGCTATTTTATTTCCTTGTGTATCTACCTCGTCTGTTCCAACTTCGTGAGCATAGTAAATAGTACTTCCGTTTAAATTTGTTACTCCTTGAATTAAAGGAAACGTAGGTAATCCTGTAGATGTAAATTCAGTAGCGTAAGGTACATCATACAAGTTAGCATCTACCCATGTAGTCCTAGCTAATGAACCTGTTGTCCAAGTTCCACTTTGATAATTATAGGTTACACATCTGTCATTAAATGATGAACCAGATTTTGGATAAAACCAAGTAAGTTCTTCGTATAAGTGATTTAAACCTACATATACTGATTCACCGTTTTGGTAATTAACTCCAAGATTATCTCCTTTATTAGTAAATACAAAATCCTCTACTAAACAAGGTAATGATTTAACCGTACCATCATAAACAAAGAATCCACCAGATTCACCCATCCAATAAACAGCACCATTAACATACTTTATAGAGTGTTGTCCAATTGCTCCACAGTTTGAACCCACCTGTCTTATTGAGAAAGTAAAAGGTGGTCCTACAAATTGAATTACATAAGCAGAATTATCTGTTAAAACTAAAGTGTAATCTTTTCCTTTAGCAGCTCCAACAATCTTTGTTCCTGAGTCTAATCTAAAAGTACCTGCAGTATTAACTGATGTAGGTTGGTATTCACTTATATTCTCTTGATCAGAAAATCTAATAAACATTTTATCTTGTGTACCAGCACTACCGACTGTTGTTTCAGTTCCTAACATTAATAAATGTCTATCCCTATCTGATACAAGTGACATAACAGATGCTGTTGGTGCTCCACTAACAACAGTTGCTCTTGTCGTCAAAGCATTTGAATTTGAACTAATTGGACTCCACTGAAATGTTTTACCATTTTTAATAGTTGCAATTAAGTTTTGTCCAAAATTATCCAAAGACCATGATGCAGGATCTATTGTAAGAGTAGAAGATAAAGATGCTTGTCCCCATGCTGTATAATACTCAAGACCAGTCCCAGAGGCATGTGCTGATCTTGTGCCTGCAACTCCTCTAGTAATTCCTGTTAGATCATTTGTAGATACTCCTGTGTAAGAAATAAATTCTGTGCCAATCTTTATAGTACCTGTTGTTGGAAATCCAGTTGTTGATGCAAGTGTAATAGAAGTTCCAGATCCTCCAGTACCTGCGGTGTCATCCAATAAAGCTCCGTTAAGAGTCCCAAATAATTGTTGTCCTCCACCCCAAAGTCCTGTGCCAAAACCAAAGCCATAAGTAAAACCTAAAGCACCTGCACTTATATAAGGATTAATTGTTGCGGCTCCACTTCCACTAACCGTAGTTCCTGCTGCACTTGCCATTGTAATTGTAAATGTATCACTGTTTGGAACAGTGACTACTTGAAAAGCATTTGTTTCAAAATTTGCATCAGTGTATCCTGCTCCTACCGGAGGAGTCACAGAAGTAAATGTAAATAAATCTCCAGGTTGCAATGTATGTGCTGCTTTGTTCACCGTGACTGTAGCTGAAGTATTTACAGTATCAAACGTGCATCCAGTTATTGCAGTGTCTAAAGGTGTTATATCATAAAAAGCACCTTCATAATAAACTATTAAAACTTTGTTTGTGCCTATAGCTGCGTATCTTCTTCCATTTAAATCAGCCCATACAAACTGTTCTCTTGCTGCACCTACTAAAGATGCATTAACAAGTTGTTCCCAACCACCTATTTTTTCAGGTAATCCATATCTAAACCTTACAAAGTCGCCATCAGTCCATTGACCTTCTGCGCCTGTTTCTGTTACCTGTTTGTTAAATCCTGGTGCTATTTGTACGTTTGTTAAAGGCATGGCATATTATACCATAATACTATTTATTTTTAAATGATACGTAGAAGATACCCATATAATCCTTATCTGATTGTCTTTTTTGAATTACAGAAGTCGGGTGGTCTATTATAATCGCACTGTTTTGTTTTGTTTCTATTTCTTGAATAGAACTTATCAGCTTATGGCCATTAGAGGTATCTAATGTATATATTAGGGTTTTTTGATTTAAATTATGTTCTATAGCATTTTCTTTTCCTGTTTTTGGTACTAGAAATAAACAAGCCTCCGTTATAGGATCTTGAATTTCTTCTTTGAAAGCACCTAATAAATTTGCAAAAGAACTATTAATCTTACTGTTTTTGACTAAGATATGTGTAAATAAATTACCTTCTCTAAACCAAGGTATTTCCTTACTATAAACAGCAGCGTGAATTGTCCAAAAGTTATCATTATCTAAAAAATTATTTTGAGAGGTAATCATTCAGCTGCTACTTCAGTATCTACATCATTTTCTGACTGTACATTTTTTAAATTTTCTGGAAGACTAGCATGCATATCTGCAATTACTTTCATTAGATTATTTTCAAAATGTCTTACTGCTATAGGTGTTAATGTAAGTTTTTGGGTTTCAGAAAATATTTTTACCTCTTCATCGCTAAATTCAATATCTACATTTCCATTCTGCTTTTTTACAAATTTCATTTTGGGGCTCCTAAAGTTGGTCTTTGATCAAATTTATAACATGCATTTTTACCATCTTCTTCTACATAATGTAAAAATATTTGTGCTTGATAATCTCCTTTAAGTTTTTTTCTTTCATGATTAAGTTCACAACCTAAATAAACTACACCATCACCAGGTTTTAAATGTACTTCATTATCTTCAATATAAATAGGCCAATCAGTATCTCCCATTATGTTCAATGTAACACTTATCTCACATGCCTCTCTATCAGTATGTTTTTTTAAATAACCACCATATGTATACATTCTCCAAAAAGAATACGTAGGTAATAATTTTTTACCTACTATTTTTTCTATTTCTGGCTGAAGCATTATTAATAAAGATTCAGTTGCAAAATCACCATAGTGCTGACTATCACCAGCAGTAATTTTATCATCATTAAATAAATGCATTTTATTATCGAACTGATGTTTAAATTTACAATACTCTCTAAAAAAATTAACTAAATTTTCATTTAGAATATTATCTATTTTTTTATACTTAAAATCTTTACCTATAATGCCCATGATACTACCGCATACCTTTCGCCTTTTGTGACAGGGAGAACTCCATGTGGGTATTGAAAACTACTTGGCCATATAACAAGTGAACCTTGCTTAACTGGAATTTTTATTGTTTCGTTTATTAGTTTAAAATACAATTCTCCACCCTCATAATTATCATTAACTAAAAAAATAAAACTTAAAGTTCTAGGACTATTTCTAAAATGATCTACATGTGTTTTGTAAAAGCTACCTTTACCATAAGTTAACAACTGTAACTCACTTACATTAATATCACTGTAATTAATTTTATATGCGTTACAGTATTGTTTTTTGTAATGAGTAAATAACTTCATTAAGTAGTTAGCCCAATAAGCCATTGTCATACTTTTACAATCTTCTCCTGTATTAAAAAGATATCTTACTCTTGTTTTTCTAATCGTTGGATCTAATCTTCTATCCAAACCAACTACACCAGGTTCGTTTCCTAAATGATTTGATTCACAAACTTCCTTTAAAACCTCTAATTGATTATAAGGCATTGCGTTTTCTATTGTTAATATATAATCTCTAATTTTTTCCATTAAAAAAAACTACTTTTGTTCCACCATTTAGTTCTATATCTATGAATTATATCGAGGCTATGTTTTAAAAAAGTTACCTCATGTTTATTAGATTCTGTTCTTTTTGTACCTGTAATTTTCATTTTCCAATTATCTCTTTTAAATGGTATTATTTGAACATAGGGTGTACCTCTTTTTAAAGTTGTATCTC